ACGCGGACTACCAGTACCGGCACGAGCCGATCATCTACGGATTTACGCCTGGGGGAACGGGGCGTCTGGGGAGAGGAGGTCCACGCTGGTGCGGTGACAATCGGGCGACCACGGTATTCGAGGTCGATAAACCTCCTGCGAACCGCGACCATCCGACCATGAAGCCCGTCGAGCTAATCGACGCGATGCTCGCCAACTCCCTGCCAACGGGCGGCCTCGTCCTCGACCTGTTCGGGGGATCCGGATCAACGCTCATCGCGGCCCACCACCGGCGATCGCGGGCCGTCCTGGTGGAACTGGATCCACGGTACGCGGACGCGATTTGCCGAAGGTGGCAGGAGCACACGGGGATCGTGCCCGTTCGACGAGTATCAGGCGAGGCCGTTGACTTCACAGGAGGCGTCCATGACCAGCAGGGCTGAGCAGGTGCGGCTTCTCCGACTGGCCGGGCTGTCGTTCGCGGATATCGCCGCGCGGCTCGGACTGGACAGCCCGGACGCCGCCGCAAGCATGTATGAGTCCGTGTCCACGGGGGCGACTGCGCCCTTTCTCGACGCACGACCTCATACGGTTGGAGGTGGAGCGCCTCGACCGCATTCACGCGGCCCTGTGGCCCAGGGCCTTGAAGGCAGACCTAGGGGCTATCGATCGGATACTCCGGCTGTCCGAGCGCCGACTGCTGCTGCAAGAACGAATTGACGCGTTGGAGGCACCACCGGCGAGCGCCGTCGTGCGGACCGGGAGGTGGGATGATGCCGAAGCGAAAGGGGAACAGGGGCCAGCGGGCCCGGGGGAGTGATACGGGCCGGGACTTCCCGCCACCTTCACGCCTGTCGAAGCGCGCCGCTGAGGCGTGGCGAGAGATCGTGGCCCGCCATGGGCGGCGCGCGGCACGTATCATCGGACCGGAACTCGAGGTGTACTGCGAGGCGATTGGGACGGTGCGTGAGGCCCGTGCCCGGATTGAGGCCGAGGGCATTGTCGTCGCAGACATGCGCGGGGCCGCGATCCCGCACCCGGCCGTCGCGGTCGCGGCGGCAGCGGACAAGACCATCGAGCGCCTCGCGCCGCGCTTCCAGGTGCGCGTCGATAGGGGCGAACAGGGGTACATGGTCCGGAAGACGCGCGACGCGGTGCGCGGCGCGGGCCTGGATGACAAGCCGGAGTACTCCGGGATGATCGCCGCAGCCCTCACCCTCGCCGTCGTCATCGACCACGCGCAGGAGGAGGGTCACGACGCTCTGCGGCGCGCCGCGTTCGGCCCCATCCCCTCCTACATCAAGGCGATGAAGGACCTCGGGCTCGCGCCGCGCCTCGGTGTCGTCGAAGAACCCGACGCCCAGGACGCAGGGGCCGAGGCCCCGGTGACGACCATCAGCGACTGGATGCAGCGGGAGGCGTAGAGTCATGCCCGACGTCCAGTACGGCCGCACGCAGCCCCGCATCTGGACCAAGCCGCTGCGGGACCTCACCCCGCAGACGTCAAGGGGCTACGAGGTAATCCGCTTCGCCGAGGAGGTCCTCGGCATCGACTTGTACCCGTGGCAAAAATGGCTTCTCGTCCACGGCCTCGAACTCCTGCCCGACGATACGTACCGCTTCCGGCAGCTATTTATCCTAGTGGCCCGCCAGAACGGCAAGACCTTGCTCGCGTCGGCGCTCGCGGCCTGGTGGCTGTTCGTGGAGTCACGGCGCCGCCCGGACAAGGTCCCTCCGGTGCGGTTCAAAATCGTGGGGACCGCCCAGAACCTCGACATCGCCCGCGAACCGTGGGCGGCTGTCAAGGGGTGGTGCGACCCCGATCCGGAGACGCCGGAGGAAGCGGACCTCATCATCAAGATGCTGCAGCAGGAGACCGCGAAGGTCCGCGACACCAACGGTGACAACCGGATCATCGCCAGGAACCGCGCCCACTACGAGATCCGCGCGGTCTCCTCCGCGCGTGGGAAGCCCGCGGCCCGGGTCCTCATGGACGAGCTCCGAGAGCAGAAGAAATGGGCGGCCTGGAACTCCGTCGCGCCGACGAACAGGTCGTTCTGGTCCGGACAGCTCTGGGGGTTCTCGAACGCCGGTGATTCGAAGTCGGTGGTACTCCTCGCGCAGAGGCAGCGCGGCCTGGAACTCATCGAGCAGTGGGACGAGCTCGTCGAGCGGGGCGGGATGTCGCCCGAGGAATACGCGGCCGATCCTGATCGGGATATCACGCGCGCGCTCTTCGAGTGGTCAGCTGATGACGGCTGCGCTCTTGATGACGTCGGGGGCATCCTGCAGGCCAACCCGTCGATCGGGTACTCCAACATCACGGTCGCCCAGTGCCTAGCTGAGGCCCAGTCATCGGACACCAACGAGGCCGGGTACCGCACGGAGGTCCTGTGCCAGTGGGTACAGGAGATGGCGAAGACCTACATCGAGCCCAAGACGTTCAAGCGGACGTCGGTGCCGGTGGAGGACGTCGAACAGTTGATCCCTCGCGGTGCCCGGACAGTGTGGGGCGTCGATACCTCCCAGTCTCGGGAGATGACCTACGTCGCCGCAGCCCTGCGACTGTCGGACGGGCGCCCGTTCGTCACGGTGTGGGCGCAGCGCGCTGGCATGCTCTGGCTTCCCGACTACATGCAGGACCTCGCCGAGGAATCGGGCATGCGGGAGGTTGCTGTGCAGTCGAAGGGGTGCCCCGCGATGGAATTCGTGGCCCCCCTCGAGAAAGCCGGTCTCCAGGTCCACAAGATCGACGGCTCCATCATCGGGATCGCTACCGGCAGGTTCAAGGACCGCGTGCGCGACGGGCAGCTGGTCACCACCGACCAGGACTCGCTTCGTCTGGCGATCGAGGGCGGGATGACCGCGAAGTACGCGGAGAACGACGCCTGGTCCAGGAACCGGTCGACGACCGACGTTGCTCCCGCGATCGCCGCGACCCTCGCCCTGTATGGCCTCGAAGTACTCGAGCCCGCGCCGCGCGAAACCGTGACCCCGCCACCGGCAGCAGCAGTACTTGCGCGCGGTATCGAGGATCCCCTCGGTGGCACCGACATCTCGACCATGCGCTTCTAGAAGAGAGGAGGTGGTTCCCCAGTGACCCGTGAGATGGGGTACCAAGTCAACACGCTCGCGTCGTGGAGCGCGCTCGCGGCCGCGACCACGGAATCAAATCCGGATCTCGTGTGGCCCAAATCGGTGCCGGTGTACGACCAGATGCGTAAAGAGGAATCCCAGGTGTCCTCGGTTCTGCGGGCTGTGGCCTTGCCGGTGCGGTCGGCGTCGTGGGCTCTGGATCCGACGGGGTGCCGCCCCGAGGTCGTCGAGCATGTCTCGGCAGACTTGAACATCCCCGTGCGGGGCCAGGCGCGGCCCGTGCCGTTGCGCACGAGGGGCCGGTTCTCGTGGGCTGACCACTTGCGCCTTGCTCTCCTCGAACTGGTGTTTGGGCACTCGTTCTTCGAGCAGGTATACCGGATCGACGACGCCGGACTCGCGCATCTGGTGAAACTGGCATGGCGGCCGCCGCGGACGATCTCGAAGATCGACGTCGCCTCCGATGGCGGATTGGTCGCGATCGAGCAGTACTCGACGGCGCGCCCCGTGCGCATCCCCGTGAATCGGCTCGTCGCCTACGTCAACGAGCGCGAGGGCGGGGACTGGGTGGGCCAGTCTCTCCTGCGGTCCGCGTATAAGAACTGGGTCCTCAAGGACCGGCTGCTGCGCATTCAGGCGCTCGTCGCAGAGCGCAACGGCCTGGGAGTGCCCGTGTACACGGGCGCGAAGCCCCCGGAGAACGCCACCTCGGACGAGGTGCAGCAGTGGATGGCCGCCGAGAAGGAAGCCGGCCTCCAGGTCGCGAAGTCGTTCCGCGCGGGCGAATCGGCCGGCGCGTCGATCCCCGCGACATCCGACCTGACCCTGAAGGGTGTGACCGGAGACCTCCCGGACCTCAACGCGCCAATCCGCTACCAGGACGAGCAGATCGCGAGATCTGTCCTCGCGCACTTTCTGAACCTGGGGACCGAGACGGGTTCCTGGGCACTCGGCTCAACGTTCGCGGACTTCTTCACACAATCCCTGAACGCCGTGTCGCAGCAGGTCTGCGACGTGACCCAGCAGCACGTCATCGAAGATCTCGTCGACGTCAACTGGGGAGGTGGCGAGCCCGCGCCCCGACTGGTCGTCGAAGCGATCGGCAAGGAACATCCGGCGACCGCCGAAGCGATCAAGCAACTCGTGGACGGCGGGATCATCACACCGGGCGAGGCTCTCGACTCCCACATGCGCACCCTGTACGGCCTCCCCATCGAAACAGCCCCAGCAAAGGAAACCCAGAATGCAAATGCATGAACCGCAGGCGCGCCCTTGGGGGCGCATCGAAATCCCCCACTCCGCGAAAACCGAAGCCGGGGAAGAGTCCACATGCGCTGACGTCTACATCTACGGCGAGATAGGCGCCTGGGGCGACGTCGACGCCAAGGAATTCGCAGACCGCATCTCCGCCCTGGACGTGGACCGCCTCAACGTGTACATCAACAGCGTTGGTGGCGCCGCGTGGGACGGACTGGCCATCATGAACGCGCTACGGCGCCACAAGGCAACCGTGTACGCGACCGTCGACGCGCTCGCGGCCTCAGCGGCATCCGTCATCACGATGGGAGCCGACCACATCACCATGAATCGCGGTAGCGAGATGATGATCCACGACGCATCCGGGATCTGCGTCGGCAACGCCGCCGACATGCGGGAGATCGCCGACGTCCTCGACAAACTCTGCGACTCCTACGCAGACGCCTACGCGGCGCGTGCGGGCGGCAACCGCGAGCACTGGCGTGGCGTCATGCGAGCCGAGACCTGGTACACGGCCGAGGAGGCCGTCCTCGCTGGCCTTGCTGACGAATGGGCGGACGCTCCCGCTGCCGCCGCATCAGCCACCGCATTCGACCTGAGCGGATTCCGCTACCAGGGCCGGGCGCACGCTCCGGCCCCCACCACGCTTCCGGCATCCGAGCCGGGGGAAACACCAACCCGAAAGGAGACAGGCATGGACAACAACACGCCTGGCCTCG